CTGGTACATGAGAAGGAATACCACTTTTGAAACCTGGTTTCTTTTTGCCGTCTTTATCAATGTAGTCATTGAAACGGTTATTCACAGCATGATCTCTCATTTTAGATGCAGACATTCCTTCTGCACCTTCAGAATCTGGATCACGGTGGCCAGCAGATTTAACTTCTATCTTCTTGAAATTGAATAATTTTCCTGGACCTTCTCCGTTATACTGTTGTAGTTTGCTTTCGTATTCGGGAATGCGGTCAGAACCAGCAACCATGACTAAATGGTCGTGGCCTGCAGCATGTAATGCAGCTGCATGTTGTAAGAAGGTTGGCTTTTCTTTACTAGACGCGGATATGTTTGTATCTGGAAAGAATCTTTTTGCGTGTTTGAGTTTTTTTGCAACTTCTAAAGGATTCTTCTTTGCATCAACTGTGTGTGAAATGATCACATGATGCGGTGCATTATAGTCTTTTGCTATATCTTTAACTCTTTGAACCAGTTTCTCATGGCCAATTGTCGGCGGATTCATACGGCCAAAAGCCATCACCACAGGACTATGCGTCTGTTCGTCTTCTTTAATTTTTTCTAAAAACTTTTTCATATGTTTCTAATTCCAGCAAAGTTTCTGCGGGAAAATTCTGCTCTATTGACTAGTTTATCGGATTCGTTTCCGTGGTGGAACACATACCCTTCTGGATTAGCAGTCTCACCACCATGTTTATGTTGAAATTCTTGGTGTTGATTCATTACATCAATCAAAACATTCTTTGCAGCCTGTAGATGCCCATGCATTTTGAATAGATTGTTATAGTGTTTCTTATTTCTTTCAATCTTGCCTAGTTCATCTTTCAGCTCTGATTGTTTAGTTTGCTTGTTTTTCTCTGTCTTTAACTTATCAATAGCTTTGTTTTTACTGGTTTCTAACCAGTTTTTGAAGTTTTGGTGATTAGGTTCTTCACCGGTACGAACTGTATGGTTCATATATGTTTCTAGGTGGCCACCGACACCGTGGTGAGCACTGGTGCCAGCATACATGTCATCACCGTGTGTATCGTGAACTGACTGAGCCATCTTAATGTGTTTATCAAATTGTTTTTGATGATCTTTACTAAAATGAACCTTTGCAGTATCCATTCTTGGGTCGACCGAGAATACATCTGAGTGACCTGTAAAATTTTCGTGATCAACTTCATGTGATGCATTTAAATTCTTTGCATCTTTGCCTTCGTATTTCAGGTGAGTGACAACACCAATTTTTGCCTTGTCAACAGCTTTCTTATGAACACCATGAGCGGTGTATGTCAAACCAGAAGGATTTGGATTGAAAGATGTTCCGCCATCACCACTTTTCTTCTTATCTTCGGCCGAAAACATCATGTCACCTTGATATACACCTTCTTTTGGTGCAACTTTGGGCAAGTGTTTGAGTGCTTCTTTTAGTTTGGAAACAAGACCTGGTGCATGACCGTGGTTCTTTAGAATGTCAGCTGGAGTATAGTTGACCTTAGGTGTTTTGTTAAAGGCTGACTTTGATGCAACAAAAAACTTACCATTTTCTGGATGATGCCCATAAACGATGGCAGGAGATCCATCATATTTTGTTGTTAGTTCGGAAGTCTTTTTACCTTGTTTGATGTGTTCAGCTGCAGCCATCAAAGATTTCATGGCATGTTTTGCACCCTTTTCTCCTTTTTGGAGTGGGCGATCTTCAACGTGCGTCAAATGTTTAATCTGACGGCTCGCACCTTCTTCTTCAGGTTCAACCTGTTCTCTGATAAAAGACTTAAAAGATTTCATTGATATGCCTTTGAATGCAACACACTTTGGTTGCCCGTGGACTTATTTATAATGGATTGTATCACACCTTAACAAATTTGTCAAATATTGGATTCGATATATAGAGTTCAATAATATTCGATTTGTCTATTTCCCGCCAGCCAACCCCAGCAATGTATTTTGTCAAATTCGACCAAATAGTCTTTTGGTATATTCACATAATGTGCATGTTCTGTATCAGCAAGACCATTGGATAACATTCCTAGATTCTTTTGAATAACCGATAAATAAGTGTCTATTAAAGATGGGCACATTGACCACATTCTGGTGATTAATAGATGATCTGCACCAAACTTAATGTCACCTGTCCAAGTTGGTATTCTTTTCTTGAATACAAACTTACCAAATGTGTTATCATAATCTTTCATATCGAAACTGTCTTCAAGTTCAGACCTTGCAGAAAACTTGAATATTCTTTTCACGGAACTGAGCATCTTACTTAATTTTAAGTCATTTTTAATTGTTGCAAGTGTTGCAAACAATAAACAGTTTTCACCATGACTCTTCAGACCATTAACTGCACAGTATTTGGTATTTGGTTCCTCTGTTAAATCTAAATAATAATTTGATAAACCAGCCAAAGTTTCTTTTTCTATCTGTTGAACAGGTCTAACCGAAACATCTACAAACAATATAATCGCATCAGGTAAAACTCTACGTATAGACTTCAGTGATGCAACCGTTTGTGAAAACCTTTCTTCATCATTAAATGCACCAATGGCTGGTTTAAGTGATGATGTGACAATAAACAAATTCTTATCTGGTATCATAGAAAATCACTTAGATTGTCGGAGTCTCTGTACAAGTTGATGGCTTCAGCTCTAGGATATGGGTTCGCCTTGTTGTAGTCATTGATCAAGATTCTTCTAGAATTCTGTAGACCACAAATCAAGGTGAAACTTTTGAAACCTAACCGATATAACATTTCTCTTGTCAGTGATGTATATTGATTTTCTCTAGCAGAAGTGAAGATGAATTGTGCGCCATCTTCTTGAAGTTGCAACAGTCTTTTCACATTATTATGTAAAGGCACCTCAGGACACGCACTTTCCAAATTCAGCCTAGATTGTGCCTTGACAATCGTTCCATCAATATCACAGAAGATCACTGGTCTATCATTGTATTCGAACCAATCATTTGCGGTTCCAACGTCAACATAATTTGTGACACTTCTTTTGGTGAAAATATGGCCTTGATCTAACATGCGACCAATAATATCAGAAACAAAGATTTCACCATCCATTTGTGAAACATACTCAAATGCAGACTTGTATTGTTCTGCACTTTCGAACTTATAACCACCAACACAGAAAGTATCTGAAACAACTTGTTTCTCTATAATGTTGGTTACAATGTCCTGTTCATTAATAATAACAAAACTCTTTGATGCCAACTTCTTCAGTATCTCATGTTCCGAGATATTGGAAACACAGATATAGTTGCCTGGTGTGTTTTCATGGTCAAAGAAACTGTCACAGTCTTTAACCAAGAACTCACCTTTAGTACCAGATTCGGATAAAATGCGATATACAGTATCAGCAGGTCCTTTGGTCGGTTTGTCAATCACAACAAAATTAACATTGTCGGGCCACTCATGTTGTATCTGTTCTATAACGGCATACTTGTCTTGGTGTTCTTTTAGAATGCCAATGTTTATTTTCATGCCGAGTTCTCTATATTTTCTCAGTGCATTCATCAACATCATTTCGCCCTTGTAATCGTACAAGAGATATTTTGGCTTCATGTCAGGAAATCTTGTAGATAGTCCTGCTGCGGGTACAATTATTTCCATAGTCTGTTTATTTCCTTCATAATGAATTTATGGTTGTCATCACCTTGTTTAGTATGTAGATAGACTCTTAACAACATCAATATCAAAAGATTGTCATCGAAAAACTTTTCATATTGTTTTCTTAGTTTATTTTGTAGGTTCTGTAACTTGACCTCCAACTTGATATTGGTGTTTCTTAAGAACCATTTACACTCCAGGTCTTGTCTGAGTTTTGCAATGTCAAAGACATAAGAATCATATTCTATCGTGACAGGATCGATCAGGTGAAATCCTGGATCGGTGTACATGATGTTCTCTAACGTCAAGTCACCATGATATGTTGATTTGGGTAAAATTTTAGGTAATCTACCAATCAATTCTTCCTTTGTGAATGGCATTTCATCACAGTCATCTAACCACTTCAACTTATTATAATAAGTTTCGGTATAGTCTTTCATTTCGAGATTATCGGAAAAATTATCAAATAAAGTAGACAAAAAATTAAACAGCTGGTGACTATTATTGTGTATTAGATAATTCTTCATATCCAAACCATGGATGTATTCCATGATTAGAACATTTTCACCAACCGAATATATTTCAGGAACAGGATAATATGCATCATATAGAAACTTCATTTGTTTGAAATTTCTTTCTATATTACCAGTCTTTTCAACGTACAATCCGGTTTCGTTTTCTTTCAAGAATATTTTACAACCGGAATGACCACTGAGTTCCTTTATGATTTTGTCCATTGTTCGTAATCATCCCGAATTAAAGAATGCCATGTTCCATTGTGTGTGCCAGGTGGAAATGGATTGTTCATGTTCACATAGACAAGTTTCTCACCAATCAAATCGTGTTTATGTAAGTTCGCTCTCATCAAGTCTTCACCAATGAATTGATTACCACCATTGTAGTATTCATCAATGTTTTCATATGTTGACATATATTTCATCATATTGTCTTTTGATGAAAAAGCAAACTGGTCATTCCCGAAATCTCTTGTCGGTACCATTCTGCAATTTGGTATGTACAACTTAGAATTGTCCAACTGTTCAAAAGGAATCTTCACGTTCAATGCATAATCTGTACGGGAACGAATGATCCAATCATAATCATTAAAGACTAATTTCCTGCATTCGTTCATCGAATAGAACATTCGATATGTGAATCTTGGAGGATACTTTTGTGCGTTTGGTGTATTTGTATACTTGCTGTCGTAATCAACTAGTGGTGGAATTTCGAATTGATAACTTGTTGGTCTATAAAGTTCCAAAAGTTTTCTCTCATCATCGAATTTCCAACTATGAATATACACATCCACATCGTAATGATCCAGTAGATTGCGTTTATAATATTCATAACCTTTTTCAAATGATCTGGATTGTCCAGAAAAACATAATGCAATTTTCATCGTTGAATAGAAACAGTTAATTTATCGGTTGTCACACCACGTAGTTTGTTCATGTATATATTACGCATCAACATCATGTGTGGACAATATCTGTCTTCCTTATGAATTCTAATATTCTCTTCACCATATTTGCGTTCATATCTTAGATAGTCTTCAAATTCTTTTTCGAAAGGTGACATATGCAGTCTCTCATATACATCATATAGAAAATAATGTTTTGCGTAAGAGAATGGCATAATTGCAAAAATATCAGATATTAAATTGTAAGACTCTTCGAAAGGAGTGATTAACATATCAATATCTTTGAAATCGAACAATTGATGAAACTTGATATCGTATCTACAATACACTAGTGTATCATATTCTTCGTTAATTAAATCAAAAGCCTTTTTTCGGCTATAGTTCATTGATGCATTACCAGCAATTCGATCTTGATTTGGATTTTTAGGATTCATAGTACGAATCCTTCTTTCCATCATTTCGAATTCTTCTCTATGTGTTTCATAGTTCTCGAGCTTGATCCTTACGGGTTTCAATCTATCAATCACATTGTTGAATTCTTCTTGACTGTCAGACCAGAGGTGACAGTAAACATCCAGTTGATTTAAATCAATAAATTTTTTGATGTTTTCCCATGTTTGGTCAAATGTTCTATATTGACCAGATAAGACTATACAATTTTTCATTTGATCCAGTACCACACATCACATTCTGTAAAAAGAATCTGTTTGCCAACTTTGGCAGCAAATTCATCGGCTGCTTTTTTAACACCAGGAATAGCATTGTAATCATGGCCAGCAAAAACTCCACCAGTCTTCACTTTAGAATAGAAGTTGGCACAATCTTTTGTGAGTTGTTCGTAGGTGTGTAGACCATCAATAAAGATAACATCATAATCATCATCAAATAGTTTATCGACAACGTTGTCCGAATAGTCTCTCAACAAATTAAAACGATTACTATAACCCAACAAACGATTCATAAATCTTTGGTAGATTGCTTCGCGCTCATTTAGATTGTTTCCGTTCCAGTCAACATAATTTGAATATGGATCAACACCAGTCAATACACAGTCTGGATTACTGTCTAACAAAAATTGTGTGGTGTCACCAATATCACAACCAATTTCCAATACTCTTGGATGATGCATTCTTTTGATCATGCCTCCAAGTCCATATCCAGAACACTTGAATGCGGAAGAAGGAGGTGTGAAGGCCTGTGTTTCAGTATTAAATGTAATAACGTCACTCATTATAAAGTCCTATACTTAAAGAATTGAGATTCATCTTCCTGACCATATTTTTGTTCAACGAATTTCTTCCATTCGGGAACGCGATCATATTGATGAACGATGGGGAAAACATATCTATCATGTGTCATTACAACGCCATTTTCGAACACTGGTTCATAACACAATAGATTTGGTCTGAAATATTCAATCTTTGTTGGATCTGCAACAGTACCTGCTTCGCAAGCCCAACTAACTGTGACTCTTGTCACATTTTTGAAAGGTTGTGTACCGATCAAAACATTGAAGACTGCTTGATCACAAATAGGAATTGGCCTGTTGATTGCATTCGTAAAGATATTGAAAACCATATCTTTAACATATTCTGAAGCACCACCAAAAGTTCCTACGTTGTAGATAACATTGTTTTTGAATTGTTCATAAACATATGGGCCATAGGACTGTTTGAGATTGTCATCACCCCAAGGTTCATCTTTGTAACGAAGACCTTCAGATGCAACAATTAGTTTCACCGCTGAACCTGGTGTGATTTCTCTTTCAATGTGTTCGAATGGATCTTTTTGAAAGTAAACGTCTTTTACATCGGTCGTAACAACCAATTTATATTTTGCCCAGTTTGTTCTGAGATATTCATAGATTGATAGGAATCTCAAAACGTGAATTGGAACACCATCAACATGAGCCATTGGAACAACAATGACACCTTGTTCATTTAACCAATCGATTGTTTTTTGTGTTGTTTTACCCGTAACCAGAACAACATCATTATCACCAGCAACTTCTT